GCCTCGCCTAAGGAGGGCATGACCAATGGCTATTTCACGCGCACAACTCCTCAAGGAACTGCTTCCGGGTCTGAACGCTCTGTTTGGTCTGGAGTACAAGCGGTACGGCGAAGAGCATAAGGAAATCTTCGAGACGGAGTCGTCCGAGCGTTCCTTCGAGGAAGAGACCAAGCTGTCGGGCTTCTCGGCTGCTCCGGTCAAGAACGAAGGTTCTGCCATCGCGTATGACAACGCGCAGGAAGCCTTCACTGCCCGCTACAACCACGAGACCATCGCACTGGGTTTCTCGCTGACCGAGGAAGCTGTTGAGGACAACCTCTACGCTTCGCTGTCTTCGCGCTACACCAAGGCTCTGGCCCGTGCCATGTCGTACACCAAGCAGACCAAGGCTGCGTCGGTCCTGAACAACGGCTTCTCCGCCAGCTACTCCGGTGGCGACGGCGTAGCCCTGTTCAGCGCTTCGCACCCGCTGGTTTCGGGTGGCGTCAACTCGAATATCCCGTCGACCCCGGCTGACCTTAACGAAACCTCGCTTGAGGCGGCTGTTATCCAGATCGCTGGTTGGTCGGACGAACGCGGTCTTCTGATCGCGGCCAAGCCGAAGAAGCTCATCCTTCCCCCGGCCCTGATGTTCGTCGCTACGCGCCTTCTGGAAACCGAACAGCGTGTTGGCACCGCCGACAACGACATCAACGCTCTGAAGAACAACGGCTCCATCCCGGGCGGCTATTCGGTCAACCACTTCCTGACCGACGTCGATGCGTGGTTCCTGACCACCGACGTGCCGAACGGCCTGAAGCACTTCGTGCGTGCTCCGATGTCCAACTCGATGGACGGCGACTTCGATACCGGCAACGTCCGGTATAAGAGCCGCGAGCGCTACAGCTTCGGTTGGTCTGACCCGCTGGGCATGTACGGCTCGGCTGGCGCTTAACACTGGCGCTGAAAACCCCCGCTGGAAACGGCGGGGGTTTTTTAACAAAAACTACGAACAAACGGTACGCCAATGACCCTGCACACTGACGCCCGTAACCTTAACTGGGCCATGATCGGCGTTATCATCGCTTTAGTAGTCCAAGCTGCCGCGCTCGTCTTCTGGGGTGGCGGCATCAACCAGCGCGTTGCTACCCTCGAACGCCTTGCCAGCCCGTTGGCTGACGGCACGCTGGCGCGCTTGGATGAGCGCACCAAGGCCATGAAGGAACAGCTAGACCGCATCGAAAGAGGCGAGCAGCAGTGACCGACATTCCGCTCCCCGACCACCCCATCCGTAAAACTTGGCAGTGGCAGTCGTTTGACCGTCTGTGGCGTCCTACCGCTGGCTGGGTTGTTGTGGTGGGCACAGCCTACGCAGGGTTCATCGGGCACGCTATTGGCAAGCCCATGAACGAGGGGTACCTTGCTGTCTGGCTGACTTTCGCTGCAGCCGTGCTTGGCTTGAAGAGCTGGGAAAAACTCAAGGGGGTCGCATGATCTACTGGATGGACTTCGCCCGTTCGCTGCTTGGCATTCGAGAAGTGCCCGGCAAGGGCAACAACCTGACCATCATGGGCTGGGGCAAGAAGCTCGGGGCCAAAATCCTCGGCATCCCCTACACCGCCGACTCCCTCCCTTGGTGCGGCCTGTATGTGGCCTACGTCATGGAGCACTGCGGCTTTGTGCCCCCTCCTATCGCCGTGCGCGCGTCGGAATGGGGTAAGTGGGGTCGCAAGCTCCTCAACCCGCGCCTCGGCTGCATCCTCGTCTTCACGCGCAAGGGCGGTGGTCATGTGGGTTTCTACGTCGGCGAGGACGCCACCCACCTTCATGTGCTTGGCGGCAACCAAGGTGACGCGGTTTCTATTACCCGCATCCCCAAGGACCGGTTGTCTGAAATGCGTTGGCCAGAGGGCTTCCCGCTTCCTAAACCCCAAGTCGTCGTGCTTGACGCCAAAGGCGCGCCTGTAACCAAGGGCGAAGCATAGCCTCTTCCGCTGGTGTACAGTTCCTGTATACTGCCTCTACTCCGGGTGAACCGGCGCACTGGACTAGCCCCGGCTAGACGACATACCGACCAGTGAGCCTATCTTGTATGTGAGGAAACCTAATGGCTTTCACGACTTTCTCGGGTCCGGTTCGCGCTGGCACTGTCAAAGAAGGCGCAGGCATGAACTGCGGCCTTGCTACCCTCGCGCGCTCGTATGATACGGGTGTCGTCACCGCAGGCGCTGGTGACGTAGACGTAGCGGCTTTCATCATCCCCGCTGGTTCGCAAATCCTTGACATTATCGTCGATCAAGTCGTGGTGCCCGGTGGCACTTCTACGTCCGCTGTTTCGGTGGGTAACGCTTCGGGCGGCGCGCAGCTTATGGCGTCTGTTACTACCACGGCTGGTGGTCGCTTCCGTGGCACGGCTACCGCCGCCACCCAGCTGGCTTGGCAGACGTCTACCAGCGCAGACACCACCGTCTATGTTCGCTACACGGTTGGTGTGGCGGCGGGTGTTGGTCGCGCTATTATCACCGTTGAGTACATTCAGCGCACCGACAGCGGCGCTCAGTTCCCGGCTTCCGCGTAAAAAGGGGCCGTTAACATGGGCATGCAGTACGATATCAAGGCTACCAAGCCGTTGGCATCCACTGGTTCGTTCGTGGACCAGAACGACAACAACATGACGCGGACCCGCATTAAGGCCATCTACGCCATCTGCGGGGCTGCGGCAGGGTCTGTGACCATCACCAACGGCAACGGCGGTGAGACACTGTTTGTCATGAACACCCCGGCTGTAGCCAACTGCGGCTACATTTACATCATCCTGCCCGGCGAAGGTATCTTGGCCGGAAGCGCTCTCTACGGCACGGTGTCCAACACGGCGTCTACCATCGTTTTCTACGGGTGATATGTGACTGAACAGAGCTACGACCTTGTGGGCAGGAGCGTGTTTATTGCGCTGCCTGCCTACGACTTCAAAGTTTCCCTGAAGCTGGCTATCTCGCTGGCCCGCTTCGCGCAGTCCGCACCGCAACATGGTATCAATATCCAGATCGGCAGCATCTGCGGATGCTCCGTGGTGTCACGTGCGCGAAACCTGCTGGTGAAGGACTTCCTTGAGACGGACTGCACCGACCTGCTGTTCATCGACTCCGACATCAACTTCGTGCCCGAGGACATCTACCGCCTCATGGCTTGGGGGTCAGACCCCAAGAAGGGTATCGTGGCTGGCGTTCCGCGCGTCCGTGAGAGCAAGGCCACCTACATCATGGCTCTGGACCACGATGAGAACAACGCCCTGACCATGGATGCCATGGGTCTCGTCCGCGCCAAACGTGTGGCTACGGCCTTCATGCTGGTGCGGCGTGACGTGTTCGAGACGCTGGTAGAAGCCCACCCCGAGTGGAACTACTACGACCCGCGCACTGACGCTACGCTGTCAGCCGTCTTTGACTTCAAGGTCACGGCAGAAGGCTACATGGGCGAGGACTTCTTGTTCTGTGACCGAGCCCGTGAACACGGCTATGAGGTGTGGGTCGACCCAACCATCAAGCTCGGCCACATGGGCGTCCAAGAGTATATGGGCGACTTCGGCAAGGACGTTCTGTACCCCATGATGGCTGAACCAGCCGTGGCGCTGGCTGCGGAGTGACAGGCAATGGCCAAGACCCCGGCGTGGACCCGCAAGGAAGGTAAGGCAGAGGCCGGTGGCCTCAACGCCAAAGGCCGCGCGTCCTACAACAAAGCTAACCCGGGCAAGCCGGGGCTTAAGGCCCCGCAGCCCGAAGGTGGCCCTCGCAAGAAGTCATTTTGTGCGAGAATGACGGGCATGAAGAAGAAGTTGACCAGCGCCAAAACGGCCAACGACCCCAACAGCCGCATCAATAAATCGCTTCGCGCATGGAAGTGTTAGCGTGTTACCCGCGACCAAGCTTTGCACACGCTGCAAAATAGTAAAGGTCGCGGACGCAAAGCATTTCCCAGCGCACAGTAAGACAAAATCTAAGCTCGATAGCTGGTGCCGCGTTTGCCGTTCTAGGTATCGAAGCGACAACTGCCGGGGTCGGCACCGAGGTTTTATTAGCGACGAAGCGCTTATACATTTGAAAATGACCAGCAAAGAATGCGCTATTTGCGATGCCGTAGAGCCGCTTGTTGTAGACCACGACCACAAAACGGGGGCTGTTAGGGGCATGCTTTGTAGCCGCTGTAACTGCGGGTTAGGGTATTTCAAAGATGACCCCAGCCTGTTAGAGATGGCTGCGAACTACTTGGTGGGAACACCTGCGTTAGGGGGTTGACGATGGCCGAAGGTAAAAAAGATCGCGGGTTCGTGCTGGGAGACATATCCCCGCTGGCTGGCATCGTCACTGGTCGAGGCCTGACGTCCAACCTGAACCCCATGCGTCTCGCGGCCAACCTCAAGTCGGGCAACATGCGCGGCATGGGTGGAGAAGAAGAGGAAGAAGCTGTGGCAGTCAAGAAAGGTCCCGGTATGAAAAGCGGCGGTAAAGTCGGTTCATCGTGCATGAAAAGCGGCGGCAAGGTCGGCGGCGCAATGAAGGGTGGCGACATGCCGTTCTTCGCCAGCAAAGCCAAGGACAAGATGGCCTCCAAGAAGAAGCCAGCCCGCAAGCCTATGACCAAATACGCTTCTGGTGGCATGGTCAAAGCTGACGGCATGGCCATGAAAGGCAAAACTCGTGGACGGGAGTGCTAGGCCATGAAGAAGAACAACTTCATCAAAGACGCCATCAAGAAGCCCGGTGCCCTGCGTAAGTCCATGGGCGTCAAGAAGGGCGAGACCATCCCGGCCAAGAAGCTTGCTGCTGCTACCAAGGCTCCGGGCAAGATGGGCCAACGCGCTCGCTTCGCCGAGATGCTGAAGGGCTTCAAGAAGGGTAAGTGATGTGGCGCGCTCGGACGAACCTAAGTGGAAACGCATTGTCGCTAGCGTAAAGGCTGGCAGCAAGGGCGGCGATGCTGGGCAGTGGTCCGCGCGCAAGGCACAACTGGCTACCCAACGCTACAAGAAGTCGGGCGGTGGCTACAGCGGACCTAAAACAGAAGCACAGGAGTCTCTGTCCAAATGGGGCAAAGAGGACTGGGGCACCAAGTCCGGCAAGCCTTCCACACAGGGCAAGAACGCGACTGGCGAGCGCTACCTGCCCAAGAAAGCACGGGAGGCGCTGACGTCTTCTGAATACGCCGCTACAACCAAGGCCAAGCGCGAAGGCACCAAGGCAGGCAAGCAGTTTGTCAAACAGCCTAAAGGCATCGCCAAGAAAACGGCACAGTTCAGATGACGACCACAGGCACCACAGCGTTCAACCTTTCAGTACTCGACCTCATCGAAGAGGCGTACGAGCGTTGTGGCGTGGAAGTGCGCTCTGGTTATGACCTGCGCACTGCTCGACGTAGTCTTAACCTGCTGTCCATAGAGTGGGCCAACCGTGGGATAAATCTGTGGACTGTGGAGCAAGGGTCTATCCCGCTGACGCAGGGCACGATCTCCTATACTCTGCCAGTGGATACTATTGACCTGCTGGACCACGTGGTGCGCACGGGCACGGGTGCTAACCAGACCGACATCAACATCAGCCGCATCAGCGTCGACACCTATTCGACCATTCCCAACAAGAACGCCCAAGGGCGACCCATTCAGGTGTGGATTAACCGTCAGTCCGGGGCCACGACGCCTACAGGGGTGGCCAACCCCACCATCAACGTCTGGCCGTCGCCGGAACAGAGCAACTTCTACACCTTCGTCTACTGGCGGCTGCGCCGCATCCAAGACGCGGGTAACGGCGACAACACGCAGGATATCCCGTTCCGCTTCCTGCCCTGCATGGTGGCGGGGCTGGCCTACCATCTCTCCATGAAAATCCCGGAGGCACTGTCCCGCGCGCAGATGCTCAAGGGTGTGTACGAGGAGCTTTGGCAGCAGGCTGCGGACGAAGACCGGGAGAAGGCTTCGCTTCGTATAGCCCCCCGTGTGGCCCTCTATTGAGGTCGCGGCATGCCCAGTAAGTTTGCATCTGGCAAAAAGGCCATATCGGAGTGCGACCGCTGCGGTCAGCGCTACCCCTTGCGCAAACTTCGGGCGCTGACGATCAAGACGAAGCTGACCAACATCCTCTGCTGCCCCACGTGCTGGGACCAAGACCATCCGCAGCTGCAGCTGGGTCTGTATCCGGTCAACGACCCGCAGGCACTGCGCAACCCAAGACCCGACAACTCGTACGAACAAAGCGGGCTGAACATCAACGGGACGCCGTCAGGCGGAAGCCGGGACATCTACTGGGGGTGGGCTCCTGTGGGCCTGCTTACGGGGGACTCCAGCCAACTAAACGCACTGGGTGTAACTCAGGTGCAGAATACGCTAGAAGCATCGGGCCAAGTCGGCACGGTTGTTGTAACTACGACCTAGGAGGGTCCTGATATGAACAAGAAGCCAATCAACGTCCCGGTGCCGAATACCAGCGGCTACCCCAACAACGTGCCTAATACCCAGACCATGCGTATCCGTGGCACCAAGCTCGCCACCAAAGGCACTAACTTCAACCCGAAGTGCTGCTAAGGTCTAGCGCATGAACTACGCCACTCTGTCTTCGACAATCCAAGCGTACGTAGAGAACGATTTCCCCTCCAGTGTTGGTAGCGGGTCGCTGACGTCTGCGCAGCAGATCGCTACGTTTGTCACGCAGGCAGAGCAGCGCATCTACAACACCGTGCAGATTTTGGCGGAGCGCAAGGTCACGAACCTTGTCACGGTCAACGGCACTTCCACGGTCGCGGCTCCGGCAGACTGGCTGTCCACCTACTCTTTCGCGGTGCTTAACCCTGCTACCACCTACGCGTTCCTCCTGAACAAGGATGTGGAGTTTATCCGGGAAGCCTATCCGGACCCCACCGTCGCGGGCACGCCGAAATACTACGCGCTGTTGGATGACACGTTCCTGCTTGGGCCTACCCCTAACGCCGTCTACACGCTAAGCCTCAACTACATGGCCTACCCCACCAGCATCACCACCGCGAACACCTCGTGGCTGGGTGACAACTTTGACTCCGTGCTTTTGTACGGGGCTTTGCTGGAAGCCTACACCTTTATGAAAGGCGAACCCGACGTCATCGCCGGGTACCAGAAGCGCTACGACGAGGCCATGGTACAGCTGAAGCAGCTGGCAGAGGGCAAGAACCGGCAAGACACCTACAGGACCCTGCAGGTCCGATACCCCGTCAAATAGCGAGGCCGCATGCCTGTTTCCCAGACCCTGTGTACGAGCTTCAAGGGCGAGGTTCTTCTCGGCGTGCACGACTTCCGGGCAAGCACCGGGGACACGTTCAAACTGGCTCTGTATACCTCCGCCGCAAACATCGGCCCCGACACCACGGCCTACAGCACGACCAACGAGGTTGTCGGCACGGGCTACACGGCTGGAGGCGTTACGCTAACCAAGCTGGGCGTCCAAACCAGCGACATCCAGTATGGCTCAAGTCTGGGTGTTGGTTTCACGTCTTTCATGACCGTAGCGCTGCCCGCTTCCTCTATCACCGCCGCTGCAGCCCTGATCTACAACACGACGCCTTCGGCGAACGGCATCGCTGGCACGCCGCTAACCAACCCTGCTGTGTGCGTGCTCGACTTCGGGGGCGACAAAACGACTGCGGGGACCACGTTCACCATTACCTTCCCAACAGCGGCGGGTAACTCGGCCATCATAAGGGTGGCGTGATGCTCAGATTTCTGCAGCCTTACCTGCTGTACGTCGCTGGCGCTGCCGTGTTGGCCGCTGCCTTTGGTGGTTGGACCGCGCGCGACTGGCAGTGCAAAGCCCGGGAAGCTGAAGTCATGCGCCGCGTGGCCGACGAAAAAGACCGCATGCAGGAGACCATCAATGCCCAGTCAGCCGCGTATGAAGAAGCAAAAGCTGCAGCCGCTGTCGTCTCTGTTCAGCGGACCCACACGATCAGGGAAGTGTTCCGCGATGTTCCGGTTGATGCTAGCTGTGCTCCTCCTGCCTCTGTTGACGGCCTGCTCTTGGATGCCGTGGAGGACGCCAACCGTACAGTTTCCGGCTCCCCCCGCTAACCTAGCGGCCCCGTGTCCGCCGCTGACACTACCGCCTACCCCGCTTCTGGACCCCGAGAGGGCTGTATGGGAAGCCGACATGATCGCCAAATACGGCGACTGCGGAGCCCGACATGTCAACACTATCGAGGCTTGGAAGAGGGCTGCTAACCGCAGTAATCAGTGATATACACGACTAAACGCGTATGCTTCTAACAGGAACCGCAGATGGCTAGCACGTACAGCCCCCTTAAAATCGAGCTTATGGCTACGGGGGAGAAAAACAACACGTGGGGTGCTATTACCAACACCAACCTTGGTACGGCCCTTGAGGAAGCCATCACTGGCACCGCAGATGTTACTTTTGCCAGTGGCAACGTAACCATCAGCTTGACGGACACCAATGCGTCCCAGACCGCGCGGAACCTGCGCCTTAACCTGATCGGCACCACTGCCGGTGCTCGGGACCTCATCGTCCCGGCCATCGAAAAACTCTACTTCATCAACAACACCTGCGCCGACACCATCACGGTGAAGAACACCACGGGCACCGGCATCGCCGTCCCGGCGGGTAAAACCATGGTGGTGTTTAACAACGCTACCAACGTGGTGGATGGCGTCACTCACCTGACTTCGCTCACGCTTGCGTCGTCCCTACCTGTGACCTCCGGCGGCACCGGGACCACCACGTCTACCGGCACCGGCTCTGTCGTCCTCAACAACACCCCCACGCTTATCGCTCCTCTGCTGGGCACCCCCACTTCGGGCGTGCTGACTAACGCCACGGGCCTCCCGATCAGCACTGGCGTGTCCGGCCTCGGCGCTAACGTCGCCACTTTCTTGGGCACCCCCAGCTCCTCTAACCTTGCAGCTGCCGTCACGGACGAGACTGGCTCTGGCGCTCTGGTGTTCGCCAACACCCCTACGCTTATCGCCCCTCTGCTGGGCACCCCCACCTCCGGCGTGATGACTAACGTCACTGGTCTGCCGATCAGCACTGGCGTGTCCGGCCTCGGCACGGGCGTAGCCACCTTCTTGGGCACCCCTAGCTCTTCCAACCTTGCGGCTGCCGTCACTGACGAGACGGGCACAGGCTCACTGGTGTTCGCTAACACCCCTACGCTTATTGCCCCCCTGCTGGGCACCCCGACTTCGGGTGTGCTGACTAACGCCACGGGCCTCCCGATCAGCACTGGCGTGTCTGGCCTTGGCGCTGGTGTCGCCACTTTCTTGGGCACTCCTAGCTCCGCTAACCTCGCCGCTGCTGTCACGGACGAGACAGGTTCTGGCGCGCTGGTGTTCGGCACCTCCCCGACCATCACTTCCGCTTCGCTGGTCACTCCGGCACTGGGGACCCCTTCGTCAGGCACGCTGACTAGCTGTACTGGCCTCCCGATCAGCACGGGTGTGTCCGGCCTCGGTACTGGCGTCGCCACTTTCCTCGCTACCCCTAGCTCCGCTAACCTCGCCGCCGCTGTCACGGACGAGACGGGCACTGGTTCACTGGTGTTCGCCACGTCGCCTACGCTGGTCACTCCGGTTCTTGGAACTCCGGCTTCCGCCACTCTGACTAACGCTACCGGCCTGCCGATCAGCACGGGTGTGTCGGGTCTCGGCACTGGCGTCGCTACTTTCCTCGCTACCCCCAGCTCCGCCAACCTCCTAGCTGCCGTTACGGACGAAACGGGCTCGGGTTCGCTGGTGTTCGCTAACACCCCTACGCTGGTTGCTCCGGCGCTGGGCACCCCCTCGTCCGCTACCCTCACTAACGCCACGGGCCTGCCTATCAACACGGGTGTGTCGGGTCTCGGTACAGGTGTCGCTACCTTCCTTGGCACCCCTAGCTCCGCCAACCTCCTCGCGGCGGTCACGGACGAGACGGGCACTGGCTCGCTGGTGTTCGCCACGTCGCCTACGTTGGTCACTCCGGTTCTGGGCACCCCCTCTTCGGGGACGCTGACTAGCTGTACCGGTCTGCCTCTAACCACGGGTGTCACTGGTACCCTGCCTGTCGGCAACGGCGGCACTGGCGCTACCACGCTTGCCTCTAACGGAGTTATATACGGCAACGGAACTGGCGCTGTTGGGGTCACAGCTGTCGGCGCAATCGGAGAAGTTCTGATCGGCACCGGCGGTGCCCCTTCGTGGGGCGCGCCACCCGCCGCTGGTGTCACTTCCATCAGCTTTGGGTCTACGGGCCTTACTCCGAACACCGCTACTGGCGGCGTCATCACTGTCGCTGGGACACTGGCTGTCGCCAACGGCGGCACTGGTATCACGTCGTTTGGCACTGGCGTCGCTACCTTCCTTGGCACCCCTAGCTCCGCCAACCTTCTAGCCGCCGTCACGGACGAGACGGGCACTGGGTCGCTGGTGTTCGCTACTTCCCCGACGCTGGTTACTCCGGCACTGGGGACCCCTTCGTCAGGCACGCTGACTAGCTGTACTGGCCTGCCTATCAGCACGGGCGTGTCTGGCCTTGGCACTGGCGTCGCCACCTTTCTCGCCTCTCAACTCACGGCAACGGCGTCGGCGGCTACTCTGGTAACTACGGCGGTCAACGAGGCGGTAGAAGTCACTATCGCGTCGGCGGCTACTACCGACCTTGCCGGGGCGGCTGGCAACAGCATCCTTATCTCTGGCACAACTACGATCACGGCCCTTGGCACCGCGACCAGTGGCGCTATTCGCCGGGTTCGGTTCTCTGGCATTCTAACGCTAACACACAACGGCACGTCTCTGATCCTACCGACCGCTGCCAACATCACGACGGCGGTGGGCGACACGGCAGAGTTCATGTCGCTGGGTTCTGGCAACTGGGTTTGCACCCGCTACAACCGCGTGAGCGGCACAGCATTGCTGGGTGTAACAACTATTACCTTTGGGTCCACTGGTCTCACTCCTTCTACTGCTTCCAGCGGTGCCGTAACTGTCGCTGGTACGCTGGCTGTCGCCAACGGCGGTACGGGGCGCGCTACGTCGACCACGGCTTACGGCCTTCTTGCGGCAGGTACGACGGCAACCGGCGCGCACCAAACGCTCGCGGCGGGCGCAACAACTGCGATACTGGTCGGGGGCGGCACTTCGGCGCTTCCTGTCTGGACTACAGCCACGGGCAGTGGGGCACCGGTCAGGGCTACTTCCCCGACGCTGGTTACTCCTACGCTCGGCGCTGCCTCCGCTACATCGCTTGCTCTGGCTGCTGGCCTTGTGGCCACCCCGTCCCTCACCTTCACGGGGGATTTGAACACCGGGATGTGGTCCCCCGCCGCCGATACAATCGCGTGGTCCACGGCTGGCACCGAGAAGATGCGGATTACCTCGACCGGCGACGTCGGCATCGGGACGAGTTCGCCTAGCGGACTGCTTGATGTCGTTGGTCAAACCCGAGTAGGGGGCGGAAGTTCCGCAGACGCGCTTGTGGTTCGCGGTCGAACAAGCGACAACCTTGGTTTTATTTTGCTGTCAAACAGCGGCGGCGGGACGGCGTACGCGTATATTGGCACTCCAGCCGTAAACCAGTTGGCTTTTTATACCAACGGGTTCGCAGAACGGATGCGCATCGACTCATCCGGCAACGTCGGCATCGGTACGAGTTCGCCTACAGAAAAACTGGACGTTGTCGGCAACGTCGAACTAAGCGGCAATGGTAACAGGCGCCTTACTTTTTATAGCTCTACTAACTGGCGATACAACTTTGCTAGTGTTGGCGATGACTTTAATGTTTACGACGCAGACAACACTAACTTCCTACAGTTCTTCTACAGCGGCACGTTGGCATTCAAGCGCGCGTCTGTGCTCGGCGCACTACACGTTTTGCAAGGTGGCAACGTCGGCATCGGGACGACTGCGCCTAATGATAAGCTGGAAGTGTTTGGCGGAAACGTCCGTTCCGCTTTGGTCGGGGCTTCGGCGACTACCCTTCGCGGGTTTGTCATGGCGTCTGATTCGACTGAGTTTGCCAGCCTCAAAGCCGAATCATCAGCAGGAGAAACGCGCTTAACGTCAGGCTTCGCTGGTTTTGGCGGACTGACAACGTTTCATACTAACGGCACCGAGAAGATGCGCATCGCCGCAGATGGCAACGTCGGCATCGGGACCAGCGTAACTGCTGGCGTAAAACTTACTGTTGCAGGCAGCACGGCGTTTACGTTTGCGCAGTTTTCTACAGCGCACGTGGTCCTCGGTTCTACCAACTCCAGCGGTTCGCTGTTCGTCAACACGCCGTCGCTAAACGGCTCGTTCACCAGTGGCCTTGGTATCGACGGCAGCTATTCTGGCACAACATCAACAGTAAACCTGTCAGCGGTTGGCGTGTTTTCTGGCGGCGGGTATGGCGGTGAGTTTGCGTTCCGCACGTCCTTCGAGGGCCTCACGTATGAGCGGATGCGTATCACTAAAGGCGGCAACGTTGGCATCGGGACTGACTCACCAGCTGTTCCACTGCAAGTGAAAGGTGATCTTTCGTCCGGTGGCGTCAGCATAACCACCAACACTTTCACATCGGGTTCCGCAGGGTCAAACCTTCGCCTGCGCCACAGCGCTACAAGCGGCGACACAATAGCTATTGTTGAAAACTTGGTCGCTGGCGGGACGACTATTGGCAACCTTGCCATTAACCCTTCTGGCGGCAACGTCGGCATCGGGACGAGTTCGCCGGGATATATTTTGTCGGTTAACGACCCCGGCACAGGTTTAGGGTTTACAAACGCGGCCAGCGGCAACTTCAACATTGGCCTTCTGGCTGGCACTGGGTCGGCGGTTGCTTACGTTTTCCAGCGCGCTAACTCCGATCTTCTGTTCGGCACTAACAACACAGAGAAGATGCGCATTTTCTCTGGCGGCAACGTAGGCATCGGGACTACATCGGTTACAAGTATTTTTGGCACGACTGTTAGGGCATTCAGCGCTGGTAGCGGCGCGACACTTCAGTTAGGCGGAACTACAGTAAACGCTTATTTTTACGCTGCGGAAGGGCTCGGCCTTAGTGCTATTGGAAACACAACAAGCAACCCGTTTATATTCTTTACCAGTGACGTCGAGCGGATACGCATCACCGCTATTGGCAATATCGGCTTCGGCACGTCGGACCAGTTTGGGGGAGGTCAGAAGGTCATTGGTATCGCAAACGCAACGACTAACCCAGCTACCAACCCTACCGGTGGCGGCGTTCTCTACGCTGACGGCGGGGCGCTCAAGTGGCGCGGTTCCTCCGGCACTGTCACTACCATCGCTAACGCATAAGGACCCCTACCATGACCATCGCCTACACTTGGATTATCTCCTCGCTTGAAGTGGCACCGTCCGACGACGGTATGATCGACGTCATCAAGATCGCTAACTGGCGCTACCGGGCTACGGACAGCACGGACGACATCTCCTCCGAGGTCTATGGCTCTCAAGGGTTTGCCACTCCTGACCCGGCGTCCTACACCCCATTTGACAGTGTCACCGAGGCACAGGTAGTTGAGTGGATCGAAGACGCCATCGGCGAGGAAGGCATGGCATCCATGGACGCTTCGCTTGTGGTCAACATCGAGAACATCAGAAACCCGCCCATCGTCACCATGCCTGTGCCGTGGGCAACGCCTACGCCTGAACCCACTCCGGTAACCCCAACAGAAACAGAGAGCACAGATGCTTAACACTCCCATTCGCGACCGCGCCGGTAACGTCATCACGAACCCGGACGGTGAACCCGCAACCATTCGCTTCGCCCTCTACATGGCTATCGACGCCCAGATGGAAGACGACGCGAAAATGGAAGCCGGGGCCAAGCTGAAGCTCGCCAAACTGAGCCTGAAGCTCGCGGACGAAAAGGCGGAACTGACCGCCGGAGAAACCACCACCCTGCTGGAACGCGCGGCCAAAACCCTGTCCGTGCTGGTCTATTCGCAGCTGGTGCTGGCCCTCGACCCCAAATCCCTAGACTAGCGCACCGCCTATGGCCCTCCTGAAGCTACAGTTCAAACCCGGCATCAACCGCGACGTCACCAACTATTCGGGTGAAGGCGGCTGGTGGGAGTGCGACAAGATACGCTTCAGGAGCGGCCTGCCGGAGAAGCTGGGCGGCTGGGAGAAGTATTCCGCTAACCCATTCTACGGGGTGTGCCGCAACCTGTTCTCTTGGGTGACCACGTTCAGCGACATCATGCTGGCAACTGGCACCAACAGAAAACTGTATATTGAGCTTAGCGGTGTCTACAACGACGTGACGCCGATCCGGGCTACGTTTGTTTCTTCAGCCACCAACAACTCCCTGTCGGTCAGCAGTGGCTCAAAGATTGTCCTTGTTACCCTGACAGCCCACGGGGCTCTGGACGGCGATTTCGTCACCATTTCCGGGGTTACCGGAACTATAGGCGGCGTGCCTGACGCCGAGATAAACGCCAACCACCAAGTCACCGTGGTGGACGCCAACAACTTCACCTTTCTGGTGGACACAGCTGCTACCTCAACTGCGGCCCTGACGGGCGGCACTGCCATCACAATGGTGTTTGAAATCCACGTCGGCAGCGCCTCGCTTGTCTACGGGTACGGCTGGGGTGTGGGTGTGTGGGGTCAGGGCCGAGGTTGGGGTTCACCTGCATCTACCCCCATCATCGAACCGCAGCAGGACTGGTGGTTTGATAACTTTGACAACGACCTGTTTTCCAACATCCGTGGCGGCGCAGCGTATGTGTGGGAGCGCGGCACAACAGTAGACCCGGCCACCGCGTTGAATACGCCAGCTATTTCACTGCAGGCTTACGCTACTGCTGGGAGCTTTGACCCGAACGCGGTGCCCTCAGCCATCATGCAGATCATGGTGTCACAGCAGGACAGACACCTCATTGCCTTTGGCGCTGTTCCGTATGGAAGCACCAGCGTAGCCGACTTCGACCCCATGCTTATCCGTTGGGCCGATCAAGACACACCGGGTGACTGGACGCCGACAGTCACCAACTCAGCGGGTTTCCTGCGCGCTTCGCGCGGTTCGCGCATCGTCACGGCCCTACCCACCCGCCAAGAAATCTTGGTTTGGACTGACACCACCCTTTACGCACTGCAGTTCCTAGGGACTACCGACGTGTTCGGCCTGCAGGAGTACGCGCCCGACATTACCATCGCAGGTCCTCGGGCAAGAATATCGGCTTCCAACGTCGTATACTGGATGGGTCGCGGCAAGTTTTACGCATATTCTGGACGTGTGGACACTCTAGACTGCACACTGCTTAACCATGTGTTCGGCAACCTTAACTATGAACAACTGGAACAAGTCGTAGCTGGCACTAACGAACAGTGGAACGAAATCTGGTGGTTCTATCCCAGCGCTCAGTCCAATGCAAACGACAGCTATGTCATATACAACTACTTAGAAAAGCTTTGGTATTACGGCATGATGCCTCGTACAGCTTGGCTGGACTCCAGACTGTATTCAGGGCCGCTGGCTTCAAACAACGACGAGCCAGATGCCCTTACTGAAACTGGGTATAACTACATCCACGAGGTTGGCGTTAACGACGACGTGTCGCCGATGGAGTCCTACATCCAGTCCAACGACTTTGACTTGGGTGACGGGGACAAGTTCATGCTGTCCCGCAGGCTTATCCCTGACGTCAGGTTTGAGAACTCTACGTCGGCGCACCCAGAGGTCACCTTCACGTTGCAGTCGCGGAACTTCCCGGGCAGTGCCCGTCGCGCCGATGCGCAGGATGCTAGGCCGGTCATCCAGACGGCTGTGGATGAGTTTACAGAGCAGGTGTTTATCCGTGCCCGCGCTAGACAGATGTCGCTGAAAGTTTCGTCGGCTGACTTGGGCGTACACTGGAACCTAGGCACGTCGCGCCTCGACGTGCGCGAAGACGGAACTCGCTGATATGGCTCTGGAACTCTTCAAGTTTTCTCCGCTGCCGAACCCGCCAGAAACCTACGACCCGATTTTCTTCCGGCAGTTCCTGCGTACGCTGGAGATTTACTTTGCCCAGCTGGACGCGCTGACACCCAACCAAGCCAAGTCCTACCGGGCTACCGAGTTTTTTGGTGGGACCTTCGCCGGAGGCAGTCTGGCTGTTAGCGGGAATGCAGGGGTAGGAACATCGACGCAGTTCGGCTCTGGCGCTGGTGTGCTTGGTATGGCTAACGCCACGACGGTACCTACCACTAACCCCACTGGGGGCGGCGTACTCTACATCCAAGCGGGAGCGCTCAAGTATCGCGGCTCTTCCGGCACCGTAACAACTATAGCTCCAGCCTAGCAGGCGTCGTATTGTTAGTGTAGATTTTGCAGTGGCTGTGTAGCCGCTACTCCGAGGACCAAGCCATGTTCCCGCCTCCGCCGCAGCAAATGCAGTCGATGCAGCCGCAGCCCAGCCCGCAAGGTATGGGCATGTCTCCCATGGGCGCTAGCTCTAATCCTATGGGCATGCCGCAGCAGCCGCAGGTAATGCCACAAATGGGTGGCGGGAAGCCTATGCAGCCGTCTTACCCCGCTGCGCCGCAAGCCAACCAGATGTCCCAGTATGGTCGCGGCAACGACACCATGCTCATGCACGTCACGCCGGGCGAAGTTAATGGCCTGCAGCAGTTGGCGCAGATGAAGGGTGGTTCGCTGACAACCAACCCGATGACCGGCCTGCCCGAGGCTGGCTTCCTTGAGGATATGCTGCCTACCATTCTCGGCGTGGCTGGTAGCTTCTTCGGCATCCCGCCCATGCTCACTGCGGCTGTCGTTGGTGGCGGCACAAGCCTCGCTACGGGTAGCCTTGAGAAAGGCCTGATGGCTGGCCTCGGCGCATTCGGCGGCTCTGGAATAGCTGGCGGCTTGGGTCTGGGTGCCGCTGGTGCTACCCCTGCTTTGACGACGGGCGCGCAAACCCTAAACGCGGCGGGCAACGCTGCGCTGTCGCCACTTACTACCGCTGTCCCCGGTGCTGCCGGTGCTGCCGGTGCTGCCGGTGCTGCCGGTGCTGCCGCCCCCGTAGCTGCCATTGGTGTTCCGGGTCCTATTAGTGCTGGCGGGTTGTTTTCAGGAGCCCAAAGTGCTGCCGGTGCTACCCCTGCTTTGACGACGGGCGCGCAAACCCTAAACGCTGCGGGCAATGCTGCGCTGATGCCGCTTACTGCATCTGTCCCAACCGCCGCCAACCCCATTGCCGGTTTTGGTCAACAAGTTGGTCAGCAGGCTGCTGACTTTGGCACCCGGTTTGCCGGGGAAGCCTCCAAGAACTTTGCTGGCGCAGCCGGTCCTACCAACCTGTACAAAACAGGCGCAGCGGCTCTCGGTGCAGCCCGGCCTTTCCTTAGCGCTATGGAGCCCCGCTACGCAGCGCCGCAAGCTGAAGACGACGGGTTCAACTACGAAGGGCCTTACCTCCCGACAGAGCGCCGTGCACGGTTCAAGCCAGCTGGTTCGGAGAACGACTCGTCCGAGTTCTCTTACTTCGACGACACCAACCCCTATCCGGGTTTTGCTCCGGCTCCGCGAGGTTTCGCCAAGGGTGGCGACGTGCCAGCACCAGAAGTGCGCCCCGGCAACCTAGACATCGCCCCCACTTTCCCGCTTCCGCCAACCATCCCGGGCACCGGGGGGCCTATGCCTGCCGTTCCCATTGGTGAAGGCGGCGGTTACGTGGTGCAGCCGGGCATGCCGTTCCCTCCGCAACCGCCTATCCCTCCAAGTAGGTGGAACAGTTCAGTGCCGGGCAGGGTAACGCGCCCCTTGGGTTATGGCGACGAGTATAACTACGGCACGAGCGGCGGTGGAGAACGACGCTTTGAGCCGCCCGCACCTACTACGCCTACTGTCCCTCCCCCTCTCATTGGCGGCGGGGGCTACACTGGCGGTGGCTATACCGGCGGCGGCATCGACTTCACTCAAGACGACCTAGACCGGCTGACCCGCTACGTCCGTGGGCTTGGGGGCGGGACGACGTCAGCAGAAGTCACTCAAGGTGGGGGAGGTGGCGGAGGGGGCATATCGGGGGGAGCGGGGGGCAGCGGTTCTGAGACGCCGCTGCCCACAAACCCTACTCGCCCAACTACTCCTCCCCCGGTTATCGAGCCCTACTCCCCGCCACCGGCACCGCCAGTGGTCATTGACCCGACGCGCCCGATTAACCCTCGCGGCGGCGGTTTCGACGTGGCTGACGAAGTGTCCCCCGATGGTGGCGGCACCGGAGGCGGCACTGGTGTAGACGTTTTACCCCCTCGCCCTCTGCCGCCAGTGGTCGAGCCTTCACTGCCACCCCCGCCGCCAACCGCTCCTGCGCCGGTTATCGAAACGCCACCCGTGCTTCCGCCGCTTCCAGTGGTTGAGCCCTCACTTCCTCCGCCGCCTCCGCCACCGGCACCGCCTGTGGTCGTCGAGCCCCCGCGTCCGCTGAACCCCCGTGGTGGTGGTTTTGACGT